TTCCTTTTGCCAAGCTGCCTCTAACAGCAAAATTGCGTCGGCAACCTTTGCATCCATACTCCAGAAAATTCCGCCGCCAAAATTCTTCCACACATAGAATTGCTCTAGTAACGTAAGGCTCTGTGCCGAAATCACCGACTTCGGGCAGTGCACGCTAACTACGCCGTCGCGCGCCCACGCTATTCTCGTCTTTGACGCGTTACCGGATGCCTGCCAAGCGCAATTCCTGATGTCGACCAAGCCGCTGGATCGGCATGTATCGCATTTCCACGCGGCAGGCGACGAAAACTGGAAATGGAATGCGATTAGAAGTTTTTTCTTTCTTGCTCCGACAGCTCAAGCTCTGAACGAATCGCTGCAACAATTTCCTGGGTGAGCGATTCCGGCCCCTTTTCAATGAGCAGTTGCCTGCTGGCCGGCTCTCCGTCGATCGTTAATCCATCGATTTCACATAGGCCCCACTCGACGTACAACTTTTGAACAAACAGTTCGCCGAGTGTAGCCTCCAAGCCCTCAGCGGCATCACCGGCTTTCAAGAATTCATGCCGCAACATAAGTTCACGTACCTGGCTCGTCAATTCAATCCTTTGTAGGAGCGAAATGCGGCGCGTTGCGTATCGCACACCGGCGATTATCTTACTGTCGTGCCAGACGACACTTGAGTGTTTTTCGGTTTTATGCAAAGGCGATATAAATTTCGTCATCCGCCGTACCCTGTGCCAGGTTGTTTGTAAACTGCCACTGCAGTCTTGTTTCTGAATCATCGAAGTGCGGAATTTCAAACATGATGCGCGGCAGAAAGATTGCCATCAATTGCCGCTGCTGCTGTCCGAGTTGCAGCATGGCCGACATAGTGTTCCGTTGCTTCGCCGCGGCATACAATGCGACGGTTTCTGAATCATCTTGTGCAAGCAGCGTGATATGAGAGGCGACTTGCCGTGGGCCCGGTGCGATGGCGCGGGGATAAGACGACCCATACTCGTGGTTCCGAAGATTGATGGTGTTATGCACCTCGATATGCGCTTGCGTCAACGTGAAAAACTGCGTTGCGACGTTTCCGAGCCAGACCTGACCTAAATGGCCCGGCACGATAGAGTAGTCAAAGTCCGCCAGAGTCGGTTCTTGTGGAAAGCTGTTCAGCCCCGCCGATCCGCTTTCGAAACTTGTCGAATCGAGAAGATCTGCCGCAGGGCCAGCAAATGCCAGCTCATGATAGTCCCCATTCACAGAGACTTGGAAGGTGTCGACCGCCGCGCCAGTGATAATTCGGCTTACCGCAGCGATCGGGTCCCAATAGTCGTACAGAGTGAGGCTTGGCAGCGCCGTTGAAAGCCCGTAACTAATGGTGGGTGAAAGCGCCGCGTTCGATCCGGCCGTGTTCGAAAATGGCGCATTGATGACTACAGTCGAAGGATCAATAATCTGTGTGACGAATCGAATCTCGTTGAAGTACGAGATCGCAGATCCGACGGTCAAACCATGGGCTGTAGTGGTTTGTATCTGCCTAGGGTTCTGAAGGGACGCCACCAGCAATCCCGTGCTGAGTTGCGGGCTGCCGCCTAAAGCCGACTGGATTAGAGGGCCGTATCCGGGCGTCCCCGACCCACTCCAGGATGTAAGATATGTACGCGCTTCAAACGCCGTTTGACGACGCGCTTGGTTCGACATGCCAAGATACGTTCGCGTTCCCGTCTTATCAAGGCGCTTACCGTGTTCCAAAACCTGTTGTGCTTGCAAACGAACCGCCGGGAAACGGTTTGCCGTGGTGACGGCTGCAGCTTGAGCATAGTTGGTTTCGAGGCCCGCGTAAAAGCGATTCGCGTTGGAAGAAATGTAATTTGCCATGGCGCTTTCCTAGTTACGACTCACATTCAACGTGCAAGTAACCTTAGCTGATTGCACGAACCCCAGCCCTCCCGCTTTCGGCGCCTGAAACTGAACGTCGTACACACCTGAAAAGAAGAACCCGTCTTCCCAATCCCCCAAGTTTTGCCTAAGCACCTCCGTCAGTGCTTCGACATAAAAGTGAATCCACTGGTCAATATCTGTGATTAGATTCGCACTCGCCCAGACTTCTGCCACCACCGCGATCGTTCCGGACAGGCTTCGGAACTTTTCGGTTTGAAGATTCTTGGCCGTATTGCTGTACAGGCAAACGCGTGGATAAGTAAGCTGAATATTTTTATCACCGATATCCGGCGTTGCGGAGCTCAGTAGTACCTGGGCCGAGCTGATCGCGGGAACCGCCGCGTTACAGGAAGCCGCTATGGCAGCAATCTGCTCCTGCAGAGTGTTGCGATTTGTAAGCAGATCTGACAACTTTTGTGCAGCGAGTATGGTCAGCGGCAACATGTTCAGCCCCGTTGAATCTCTCTTGCCAGAAGGACGTAATAATCTGGCTGTTGGCCGCCGAGCGGCGCCGCACCGGTTATTAGGCCGGCGGTTGGCAATTGCCACGGAGAGCCTATCGCCAGCAATGTATTGTTCTGCCGCGTCAAATTGCCCGCTGTGCCGCTCGCGTACACGTTCCAGCCAACCGCGGCGGCCGGCGGAGCGAGGTTACTCGGTTGCGCGGCAACCGTAACTTCGGAAGGCGATTGCAAAATGATCCCATTTACCGGGCTGGTTGCGCTTTCATTCCCGAACTTGTCGACCCATGTCGTTTGCGAAAACAGCGCCTGTGGAATAAAAGACCCAGGCTGCACGTTTACCAGAGGAAGAGCCGGGCGAGGCAGCGGGTTATAGACAATCCCAACACCCGAAGTAAAGGTCATCTCTGCCGCTTCGCTGGCCTGGTCCTGATATTCCGTCCATTTCGCCTGGAAGCGAGTATTGAGCTGGACGTTATAAGCTTCCGCAAAGAAGCGCGCAAGCGAGTCGAAACACAACCACCGCCGCAGCGTCGAAGTAACCACAACAGTAGAAAGCCCAAGCAAGCGCCGGTTCAGCCACTGCGGATCAGACCCCCGCACCTGAAGCAACCACAAAAATAATCTGTCGCCAGTTGCCGCGACAGCGAGATTGATCTTGGTCGCCACGTCGATATTGTGTGTCGACGAAATCTGCACTAGCGAGTTTTCAAACTGCAACAGGTCGTCTAGCGTGACGACGTCTGCGTCGGTGAACAGCGCCATATGTGCCTATTTCTGGCTGCCCGGGCTGTTTGTGGTTTTTCCCGTGGCGATCTTCTCGATATCTGAGTCGGCAATGATGGCGACTTGTAGCCGGCGGGCCAACTCTGCCTTTTGAGCGATTTTCTTCGCGCTAGCTTGATTTTCGAGATAGCTTTGCTTTTCTTGGTCACTTGCCAACACGGCGGAGCCTTCGACAAGAAGCTTTGCCGCGGCTTCCCGAGACACTTCGGATATCACGCCCGCTCTACCTCCGTCCGGGGTTTCCAGACTTACAACCAGAACGAATGGATCTATTAGAGTGCTCTCGATCTCACGCTTTTTGCGGTAATACTGTTTGACGTCCACAGGATGCCTTTCTTTAAATGAAAAGGGAGCCACATCCGTGGCTCCCTGCTCAAGCTCACCTAGATCGCGATCTAGCTGTTGACTTGGACTGCAAAATTGTTGCGCAGCACTCCGCAACCATACAGCACATCAACCGTGAACTGCTGAGACAGCGTGTTGGGTTGGTAGCTCATGATCACTCGAATGCCAAAATTGCCCATCTCGGCGTACTCGGCGACTGCACCCGTACCGGGAAGCGGTTGCGGCAGCCGGCGAATCACCAGGCCGATCGCGTCGCGCGTAAACGCGAGGCTGTGCGTATTGGGGGACAACGTACCCGTGACTGGCACGAACTGAGAACGGAAGATAAAGAAGTCTTTCATCTTTCCGACGTTGCCTTCGATCAACGCCTTCAGACCCGCTTCGCCAGCCGAGTAGTACTCACTGAATCGCGGAATCTGCCGAATCGCCGAATACCCGTTGGAATCGACGACCAAATACTTCGGAGCGCTCGCCGGCACTTTAGCGGCAAACAGCGCCGTTTCAGCCGAATCGATAGTTGCTTCCGTTATTGCCGTTCCCGCTGTGCCCACGGGAGCATTCGCCGTGAACTGACTGTACAGATTCAGCAGATCACGCTCCACGCGCTCAGCAATTGCAACCACCGCAGGCTGCATATACGCCTTCAGCAGCTCGGGGAACGCGAGCGCTTTCGTAACATCCGGGATCTGGAAGGTAGCTTCAGCGTGCGTGTTCAAAACAATCTGAGCATTGCCCAGATTCGGGTTCTGTGGCGTTACCGTGCCACCTTCCGCTATGTTGTTAGCCACGAGTACCGGTGGAATCGGAACGTTAACCGTATCGCCGGCATGCGCCAGCACAGGCTCGTAATCGCGGTTCACCAGGTTACCCATGACGAGATTGCCCATAAGAGCCGGCAAAGCGTCGGCAGCTACCAGCTTGACGATCGCATTCGCCAGATTGGCAGATGTGATAATTCCCATAATTCTCCTAATTAAAGTTGCGACACACTTCTGTCGCCCAATCTCCACTTCCGTGCGTGTTTAACTTACGTGCCTTCGGGCAGTTCTTAAACGCCCCGCAAAGCCTGAGAAGCCAGGCGTGATATTTCCTGGCGCACTTGGTCGAGATCTTCCTTGCTCATTCCGGGTTTAATCTTCTCCAGCTCGACCGCGGGAGAAGTCGGTGTCGCGCTTCGAGTGGGCGTTTGCGCCCCGCTGCCGCCGGCAATTCTTGCTGGCAAAAGCTCCGGGTTATCCTGGACGAATCCCGCCAGATACTCGCGCAGCGGTTTACCATCTGGCCCTCTTCCCTGCAAGCGGCCCTCTTCCGTTCGCACGATGTCGTCTTTGACAGCGCGGAACGCAAGCTCTACGTTCGGCACTCCCAGCCGCTGTAGCTCGTTGCGAATTTCCGAAGCTCGTTCAGCCTCCTCGGCCATCGCGCGCGCTCTTCGGTTTTCTTCCACCACTTGGTTAAGCCGGGATTCCAAATTTTCCCTGCGCTTTCGCTCGTCCAGTAACTCTGCCTTGTAAGCCGGCTCGGCTTTTTGCTGTTCGGCGCGAGTGAACTCCTCGATTACTTGACGAACAATGTCGCGAACGTCCACGCCAGTTGCGGGCTCTTTTTGCTGCACCGCAGATTCTTCTTTCAAATCCATATGATCTGACATCACTCCTCTTGTCTCCTAATTCGCGAATTGCGTATCGATTTCCCGCGCAATCTGATCTTTCGTCTCCTGCCGTGCGTCGCTCAGGTACTTCATCGCCAAGCGCTGGTAAATCTGCTGCTTCAGCGTTGGCGATTGAATCCCTATTTGTAGAAGACTCGTTGCATCCTGCAACTCAGCTCCGAAATCGCTGATGTCAACCTCATCCAGACCCGACACCCACACGGAAACGCCGTCTTGACGCGCCACGCTGATCGCGGTCAGCACCCGCCGGATACAATCCTTTACCGTTGCGCCGTACGCGCGCAGCACTTCTTGCGTAATCGTAAATTCAAGCTGTTTGCTGAGAGCGGATTGCGCGTGCCCGCTCGTGGTTTCACCTGAGGCCTGCGATAAGTAACAAACTCGATAAATCTCTTCTTTGAGCGTTTCTAAGTTGGCGGCGGCAATCTGGTAGACTTTGCCGTCCGGCTCAGTCCAGCCGAATCGATCGGAGGGTCCGAGCTGAATGTAATAACTTTCGCCCACAATCTGGTTCCACTCGCGATTTGAGTAGATCACCGGCATCGCGAAGAGCCCCATCGTGATCGCCCAGCCAAGAGCGTTCGATTTATTGAAGTGCTCGAGCTGCAGGTGCGCGGCTTTGTTCGTAAGCCACAGCCCATCACTCAGCTGCAGATCGAAGAGTGGCACTCTTTGTTGCCCGGCCAATCCGTGCGTGCCCTGAGCGATTAACTGGATCGGCGAAGGCTTTTCTCCGCCTTCGATGCGTCGAAAGATCCGGTAATCAGACCTGTCGTAATAGTGCCAATAGATTTCTTCGACAATGTCGTGGGAATCTACGCTCGGCTGCCGCCGCGCATGCTGCTTCAGAACGATCCATTCGTATTCGCCACGTGCGTCGCGGCTCCAATTGATCAGATCCTCGGCCTGATAACGAACCAAGTATGCTCGCGATAAGCCAGCCGCATCTTCTTCTGCACGGTTGGCGGCGCTTCCAACTGCGCGTGGAAAGTCGATTAAGATGTGACTGCGTCCCGCAATCAGCGAATCGATAAAACACTGACGGAAGAAACTCGCCACGTTTGTGCCGCGACGATCGCAATCGTCTGCAAGTTCGGCGAGAAATTCGCGACCGGCGTTCAGTCCTCCCGATGCCTGTAAGCTGGGCGCGCGCCGGAACAATGTCGCGGCATACCAATCTACGATGGAGCCGATGTAATTCTCATAGAAGACGCGCTGAATCCTTTCGCCGTAAACGTCCAAAGGCTCTTTTTGGCGCCGCAACAGATATTCAGCAGCGCGGTGCCTGAACTGCTGCCCGCCCGCATACAGATCGCGGTACGTGCGCCACATGTGCTTCTGCCGCTTAAAATCGGGATGCTCTCGATCGATATCAATCATTTGCTGTCACAATCAATTACGGCCGCACTTGCCGCGACCAGCGCGGCGCGTGATTTTTCCTTCTACGGGTTGTTAGCCGGCCGCCTCAATCCTATCCGCCCATGACACTACATCCGGCGGAATCCGGGCGGCCGAGCGCGGGGCTTCTAAGTAGCTGAAATGACTTTAGATAGTCTTTTTTCGAAAACCGTGACCCGCACCGGAAGGCAAGATCACGCCACACTTACGCGTGGGCGAAATCGGGAGCGGCTACGCCTTTTTTGCTTTCGCCAAGGCGTCGCTGTCAGATTTTTCTGACCCTGGTCCTTGTTTCTGAACTTCTTCTTTCAGCCAGGCAGGAGGTCGGCCGCGACGGCGAGCTTTGCCTGCAGAGAGCCGCTCGAGAGCTTGGATCGCTTCGTCCAAACGTTGCCGCTCGGCCTGAAGCTCCGTGATCATCCGATGCAAGTCCATGTGAGGGAGAAGCTTGGATATGGTGCTCGCCATCACGATATCAGATGCGCGGGGCGTCTTTGCCATAACCAAACGCACGTAGTGTAACACACAACCCGGCATAGGTTATCCACGAGCCAATATATGAAAAAGCCCCGACTGGAGGTAAAACTCCACCGGGGCTTTTTATTTA